GGAATACTAAGTGCAAGAGCTTAAAGAAGAAATAAAAGAATTAAAGGGAGAAATAGAAGAATTAAGTGCAAGATTAGCAGCAATAGTGAATTCTATACATGTAAACTTAAATAGCGAAATAGTCTTAAATGCTAAGATACGGGCGCTTAGTGAAAGAATGGTTGTTCTTGAAGACTTGATTTAGATCGTAAAAACTAAACTAAAGGGGAATAAAATGCAAAATCTAAGCATACAGTTAAGAAAATCAGAAGAAAAAGGGTATATGTTTTCATTCTCTGCACTTGATAGCAGCAGAAAAGTTATAAACGGCATAGGAATAGAGGCGCTCACAAACGGCAAAGGGCTTTTTGTTGCAGAACTAGGAGAAGATCAACTAATTGATTTTTATAAAGAATTAGGAATAATGCTAGGATTGAATAAGGATTTATAATGATATCAATAGATGAAAAAGACAAGGATAAAATAGAAAAAGTTATAAATGAAGATAAAAAAGAATCATTGAACCCAGCAGATTATGAATACTCCGAGCTTTTAGGCATGGAAGGCAACAAAGTTATAAAATACGTCGGTAACAAAAAGCTAAAGAATGAATCTTAGCGAAAACAAAGAAGAGCTGGCAAGCCAGTTAAAAGGTTCTCTTTTAGGGTTCACCCAATTTTTTTATAAAATTCTAACTGGCCGTGATTTTATAATATCAAACCCATTAGGCCGTGAAAGCCATCAAATAACTATAGCGCGCGCTTTAAGTCAAGCATCACGGCTTGAAATATCTAGCCAGCGGTTAATGCTAAACGTTAGCCCCGGCTCTGGTAAATCCACGCTACTAAGCTATTGGGTGGCTTGGACTTTAGCGCAATATCCTGATTCACGCTATCTATATATTTCTTATTCAAAAGTTTTAGCTGCAAAGCATACGGAAATAATTAAGCGTATTGTTCAACTTCCCCATTTTAAATACTTGTTTGACGTATCGATTAGGCATGATTCTAAAGCTAAGGAATTCTTTCAAACAACTAAAGGCGGAAGTGTAGCAGCATTCGGTTCAGGCGGTTCAATTACGGGTCAAGATGCTGGATTACCTAACCTTGATAGGTTTTCAGGCGCTTTGATTATAGATGATGCTATTAAGCCCGATGAAGCTCACTCCGACACGGTAAGGGAACGGGTTACACTAAACTACCGTGAAACAATTCAGCAGCGTGGTAGAGGCATAAACGTACCCTATATTTATCTTGGGCAAAGAGTACACGAGGCCGATTTAGCAGCCTACTTATTGGCTGGCAATGATGGTTACAAATGGCAACAAGTTATCATTAAATCAATAGATGATGCTGGCAATGCAATGTACCCCGAGGCCTTCCCTATTGAGATGTTACGACTCAAAGAAAAACATGATCCCTATGTTTTTGCCTCACAATTTCAACAAAACCCAATACCAGCAGGCGGTGCATTGTTTAAGCCTGAATGGTTTGTCTTACTGGATGAAGAGCCAGAAATATTAAGTACATTTATAACGGCAGATACAGCAGAAACGTCAAAAAGCTATAATGATGCTACGGTTTTTAGTTTCTTTGGGCTTTATGAAATAGAAACCATGGGAAGAAAATCAGGGCAAATGGGATTACATTGGTTAGATTGCGTAGAGTTGCGCATAGAACCTAAAGACCTAAAGGACGCGTTCTTAGAGTTTTGGCAATCTTGCATGATTCATTCAGTACCGCCATTAGTTGCAGCCATTGAAAAGAAGTCAACGGGCGTTACACTTACCAGCGTATTGGAAGAAATAAGAGGCATACAACTTAGAAAAATTGAACGCACAAAGGCTTCAGGAAGCAAAACACAACGGTTTTTAGAGATGCAACCTTATATAGCTGCACGTCAAATATCGTTTACAAATGGTGCGAGGCATCAAGATATGTGTATAAAACATATGGCAAAGATTACGGCTAATGATAGCCACAGGCATGATGACGTTGCCGACACATTAGCAGACGGTATAAAAATAGCCCTAATAGACAAAACAATACAGTATAAAAAACCTACACAAGATGCGGAAACTTCTGCTATACTTTTCAGCAAACAGAAAATGATAAATCACGCAAGGGATGCGCTTCATGGAACAAACAAATGATAAGCAGAAAAATTTAGAACGGATTAAAAAGAATATAAGCAATTCGCATACTTATTTCAGAGATAACGCTAAAAGATACCATGAGGCCAGAAAGTTCATATTCAAGACAACCATTAGCCAATCGCAACGTGATTTACTACAGCAACTATCAAGGCCTGAGGTTGAGTTTAACATTTTAGAGGCTTATGTATCGCGTTTGTTGGGGGAGTTTTCAAAGCATGAGCCAAGTATAGAGGTAACAGCAAGCGAAGGAATACCCATTGAACCTGAGACAATAGGAACTGTAGAAGGGCATTTACGCCACATTATATATGAAAGCAGTAAAGAATCCTTTGCCTATGAAGTATATAAGGACTTACTAAGCGGTGGTTACTCAGTTGCCAAAGTATGGACAGACTACCAAAACCCTATGAGCTTTAATCAGCAAATCTTCTTGGCGCGTGTATTTGACCCCACATTAACAGGCTTTGACCCCATGGCGCGTGACAGCCATAAAGGCGATGGACAATATGCGTTTGAAGTGTATCCCATGACAGAAGAGGACTTCAACCTACAGTTTCCTAAGTCTGATTCTACTAAGTTTAGATTCTTAAAGGTTTCCGATTCAGGCCAGATAGACGGGTTTTCATGGTCTTATAAAGATGCCAAGAATACAAGCATTGTGTTGGTTGCAGACTACTACGAGAAAACCAAGAAGAAAACAAAGATTGTACAACTAGCAAACGGGCGAGTATTAACCGCTAAAGACTATGAGAAATTGCAACAGTACTGGATTGAACAACAATTCATAGAACAGATACCTGCCATTATAGGTGATCCTAGAACCACGATTTTAGAGCGTATATGCCGTTATAGAGTCATTGAAAATGAAATACTTGATTACCTAGAAACCGATTATACCTATCTACCCTATGTGTTTTTTGATGGCAATTCAGTCATGCTTACAGACGATGAGGTTAACAACCAATACCAAATGACGCGCCCTTGCATATATCAGGCCAAAGGCGTTCAAGAGATGACAAACTACGCAGGGCAAACCATATGCAATGCTATGGAAAACCTTATACAGCATAAGTTTATCATTATGAAAGAAGCCTTACCGCAAGAAAAAGACTACCTAGAGGCATTAACGGACATACAGCGTTCTAATACTATCATTGTTAATGCATACAGCGAGAACAACCCAGATAAGCCTATCCCAACCCCTATCAGAGAGGTTCAAAACATCCCCTTACCACCCGAGGTCACAGCAGCATTTCAAATGACCGCACCCATGACCCAAACCATATTAGGAAGTTATGCGAGCAATCTTGGTAAGAACGATAACGACCTATCGGGTAAAGCCGTTATTGAATCCTCAAGTGTTGGTAACGCGGCGTCAATGCCCTACATTGTGGGATACCTTGCAGGCCTTTCACAGGTTGGTATTATATGCGTGGACTTGATGCCAAAGTATTTAAAAGGAAAACGCACAATTCCCGTTATATCCAAGGATGGAACTAAGAATAAGCAAGGGATTAATCAACCTAACATGCCACAACTGGACTACGATGAAAATGCCATACACGTTAATATATCGGCTGGTGTTAATTTTCAGGTACAAAAAACGCAGAGCATGGCGACTATTGTATCGCTTATGCAAGCATCTCAAGAGTTCGCCGAGTTCATGAACTCCCCAGCAGGCTTGCCAATATTGCTTGATAACATAGAATGTTATGGCGCTGACAGACTAAGGCTTGCATCTGAGGAATGGTTACAACAAAAACAACAAATGCAGCAGCAAGCACAGCAGATGCAGCAACAGCAACAGCAGAGCGACCCTGCATTTATACGTGCGCAGGCAGAGATGCTAAAGGTACAAAACACGGCAGAAAAAGACAAAGTGGAGCAGCAACTAGCTATCGCCCAACTGGCCATAGACAAAGAGAAAGCAGATGCGAATATATTATTAGCTGAAGCACGTGTCAACCAAGCACAAATAGACTCTGCCGTGAAACTCGAGGAATCTAATACAAGCTTACACAGGCATGCGCTAGACTCTGCTACAAAGCTTGCAGAGATACAAAGCCGTGAGCATAGGGCAAATGTAGAGACAAGTGTAGCCACACACAAAGCACGCCTAGACACGCACCATGCGCACTTAGCAACACATGAGCTGCATCATAGAATACAACAGGCTGCAAAGAAGGTTGATGCAGGCATCAAAGAAGATTAAGAAGCAACACGGAGCTGGGATTGGAACGTTAACATTAAAAGGAGCAAGGATGAACAAATACAGGTTAAATGAGCAACTATTAGACACAAAGGGCGGCGTTAAGAAGCTAGAGCATGATGGGTTTACACGGTCACAGATTATTGACTACATGTATAAGGCAACGCCCGGTGTATCGCAGCAAGAGCGTACAGAACTGGTAAAGAGATTATATGATAGACGAGAACGGTAAAGTAACCCCCATTAAATTTGGAGTTAAAAATGCCACTGAAAAAAGGTAAATCCAAAAAAGTAGTATCTGATAACATATCCGAACTCATTCATAGCGGAAAACCACAGAATCAAGCGGTAGCAATAGCTTTAAGCAAAGCTGGTAAGGCTAAGAGGAAATAGGGTATACTAACTAGGTTATATGCAATGTATAAATACGCGTTCTTGGAAGAGCTTAATCTATACATTACCATTTTTAACGACTTCAGAAAATCACTCAAGGCCTAAAACTTGGTCGGTAGAAGACCTTGGGTGATGAAAGTTAAATCAAATGAAACGCTTTAATTGCTACAGCTATTAACAATGAAAAATGAAACCCCACTATAGTTCCCATTAACCATTTAAATTGTGAATTTACTATTATTTTTACTTCTTTTATATCGCTTTTTATGTCCATTAGTGTGTTTTCTATGTGTGATACGGACATTTCTAAAAGAGCTAACCGTGTTTCTCTGTTGTAGCCAGAATCAATAGGTTTTGTTGATTGCATATATACCTCGACTATATAACCGAAATTAAGAACGCAAATCAGGACTATTTCGGGCGGAGTCTTTTCAGGAGCTACCTTAGATCTGCATCTATATTATACAACAAATATATATCTAAAGCGCCTGTAGTATAGTTGTATTTATTAACAAATTGACTTACAATGTAACCTTACGTAGTCAAACGGTAACCTGACCGCTCCTTTACAGCGATATTGTAATGCTCATTACGGTGACACCGCCAATAAGTCAAATAGAGGGATTAGGAATGACTGAGGATTTAGCTGAGACTGAATTACAGGATATGCCTTTGGAAGAGGCCGAGAGTGACCCCGTTGATGATGAGTATCAAACGCCTGTCTATAATAAGATGCAGGTTCAAGATGTAGTCAAACGCGAGAAACAGAAAGCTTACGAAAAAGGACGGAGAGCAGCGATGATGGAGCAAGAAGAATCACAACAACAGCAACAACTAGGTGGGATGTCTACACCTTCACGGGAAGAAATTCAACGGTTGATTGCAGAACAAGCCCCACAATTACTTCAAGACCATGTTAACGAGATGCAGGCAAAACACACTGTCAACTCCTTTGTTAACAAGATGCAAGCTGCCGAACAAAAATACCCTGGGATTCAAGAAAAACTTAATGATCTGGACTACAATACCATTACGCCTCTTATAAAGATGGCCAATGATATGGAGAACACAGGCGATATAATCAACGAACTGATGGCAAACCCTATGAAAATGGGCAACCTATTAGCGCTGTTATATGCTCAACCGAAGATGGCACAAAAGGCGATGAACGACCTTTCTAGTTCCATCAAAACGAATGAGGACGCCAAAGCTCAGGAAGTACAAGCCAAAGACCCTATGTCACAACTAAAACCTTCACAAAATGCTGGAATGGATAATGGCAGCTTGTCGGTTAGTGATATGCGTAAAATGTTTAGGAAATAAACGTTTAAGCACCTAAAACCAAAGTGTCACCATTCCGAAAAATAACATTTTTTGGAGACTACTATGGCTGTGCCAACAAACAATTTTCAAAATGTCGCCACCTACCAGATTAAAGGCGAACTTGCATGGATGCTTAACTCTTTTGTAGGTATTCATTCTTCAAACAAGAAGTTTCAAAACTTCAACAGTTTAACCGCAAACTTAGGAACGTCTGTTACTTTTGACGTAACGCCTCGCTTTATTAGCATGAATGGTCTTGTGATTACACAACAACCTTCAAGCCAAAGATTCCAAACCTTAACCTGCTCACAAGCACAAAACGTTGCTGCTGGTTATACCGATCAACAGTTCATTTTAAACTTAGAAGACTACATGGACCAGTTCGGTAGAGCTGCTGGTGATGAGTTGGGTACGTCCATTGAGTCCGATGTGCTTAAAAACTTTGTATCTGGTGTGGTTGTAAATGACCCTCAAGACCCTAGTTTTGGTACTGCTCAAACTAACTCAGGTCCTTATAGGTTCTTTGGTAATGGCGTAACACCTATTAACAGTTACCAACAATTAGCGCAAGCCGTTGCAAACTTCAAAAACTACGGTGCTGCTAAAGGCAACTACAAAGGTATATTGCCTGATGTGGATATCCCTGCAATTATAGGTACAGGCTTAAACCAGTTTGCAACTAACAGAAACAACAAAGATGCTTTAGACTGGGAATTAGGACCTTTCGCAGGAACTGACTGGTGTACCTCTAACTTGCTGCCAGTCCATGTTTCAGGAACTATAGGCAATACCGCATCCCCCAATAACGTAATGACTGTAGTAAGTACCAATGATCCTACTGGCGCGAACGTTACACAAATTACATTTACTGAGCCTACCGCAGGAACAGACGCCAATGCTATTAAAGCTGGAGACATGTTGGAGTTCAATGACGGCGTTTCTGGCAAACCCAATATGCGTTTCCTTACCTTTATTGGCCATAAAGCATGTAAACAACATGTTCAAATGCTGGTTACAGCGGATGCTGCAACCGTTGCAGGAACAATCACTGTAAGCGTTAGAACCATCAACGGCAAAGGGATTGTATGGGCGCAAAATGCAGACCAAAACGTAAACAATGCCATTTCTGCTGGAATGACTGTAACACCTGTTCCAAGTCATACAAGTGGTATTTTAATGTCTGGTGATCCTTTGTATTTAGCTATGCCAAAGCTTCCTGACTACACGCCTTTCCCTTCTTCTTCTATGATGGACCCTGATAGTGGCGCAAGTATACGTCATTACTACGGTAACCTTTTTGGGCAGAATAACCGCGCTTATGTGAGAGACGCTATTTGGGGAAGTACGCTTATTCCTGAAAACTCCATGCGTTTGGTGTTCCCTCTATAACGGACTAATTGCGCTCGAAAGGGCGCACTATTAAAGGATGAAGAAATATGAGTACTTATTTACAATTTGGTCAAATACCTTTTAGCTTCGTTAACGGATTGGGTATTTCTAACAATGCTACCACGCCTAATACCAAGTTAAATGTTGCAACAGGATCTATACTTGATTCCACAAGCACATTTCAGCTTGCATTAACATCTGCCGTTGTAATTGACGCAACTACCACAGGCCTTAATGGATTGGATACAGGTTCTTTAGCTGCAAGTACTGTATATGCAGTGCATGTGATAGCAGACCCTATAACAGGTTCAGCCACAGGTTGTATGTTGTCAACATCAACCACAGCGCCATTAATGCCTTTTGGATACAGTGCTTTTGCTTTGATAGGGTACGTAGTTACTAGCTCTGGATCTGTATTCTTAAAAGGCCTTTGGAGTGCTGGAAGTTACGGTGGTCGCAGAATATTTATGTATGATGCCCCACAAGCTACTGCAATTACCGCTGGTGCTGCCACGACTTACACAGCTATTGACTTGTCTGCATTAGTTCCTGCTACCTCTACACAACGCCCTGTATACATTAACAGTGCTTTTACACCGGGTGCTGCTGCTCGCACATTGAAACTACAGCCAGCAGGAAACACAGGCGATTCTATAACTATTACAGGCCAAGTAGCTGCCGTTATAGTCACAACACAATCTTATTTGTTTGCAAGACTTTCCTCCTCCTTGCCTAAAATAAGTTATGTTGTATCGAATGCAGCTGATGCAGCTGCAATTAACGTTGCAGGATATGAGTTCTTCATATAATGGATCGCGCCAGAAATGGCGCACTCAAGGATGCAAATACCATGGATTATGTGCAATTTGGACAAATACCTTTTTCATATGCTACAGGACTTAGGATTTCTAATAATACCACTACACCAAATACCAAGTTAAATGTTGCTGTAGGAAGCATTCTTGATTCCACTAAAACCTATCAAATGTTGCTTTCTACAGCCGTTGTGATTGATACAGCAGCTGTAGGTCTTGTTAATGGATTGGACACAGGCGTGTTGCTAGCAAGTACCGTATACAGTGTATTTTTAATAGCAGGAAATGGACCAACAGGCTGCCTTGTAAGTCTATCACCTACAGCGCCATTACTTCCTTCTGGATACAATATTTTTGCTCTTATAGGTTATATGCCTACAGACTCCATTGCACGCATACAATTAGGAATTTGGGGTGCTGGCAATACAGGCGAACGTAATTTTCTTTACAACACCAATCAACCTACTTCGGTTGTCGCAGGGTCTGAGACGGTTCTAACGCCTATAGATTTGTCAACCCTCGTTCCTTACACGGAAACAGCAAGGTACGTTTATGTATCTACATCTTTTACGCCCAGTGTTGCTGGAAGAGGGCTAAATATACATCCAACAGGTAGCACAGGATCTGCTTTTGTATCACTTGGACAAGTAGTTGCCGTAGCGCTTGCTTCCAGAGGATGGGTATATGCTAGAAACTCAGGTGGCGTGCCAAGTATAAGTTATCAAGTAACAAATGCTGCCGATGTCGCCAATATAAAGATTTCAGGTTTCATGTTTACTATTTAAGGAAAAATGGTATGGCCTATACTGCATTAGAGCTTATAACAAGGGCTTATTACTTATCAGCAATAGTTAGTAGGCCTGCGCAAGTAGTAAGTGGTGATCAGGTTACAGATGGCCTTTATTTGCTTAATGCGTGCTTGGACTTCAAGAGTTCCGACTTAAGGCTTATTCCTTATTATAAAACTTATGATTTCCCTGCCGTTGTTGGGCAAGAAAAGTACTTTATAACGGACCTTCTTGCGGTTGACTCGCTTACCTTTAACCTAGGTACAGTGCGCTATAGCCTGCAAGAGAAAACACGGGTCGAATACTTTGCTTACCCACGCGTGGATAATATCCAGAGCCTGCCATTTAGCTACAGAATAGAGCGTAGTCTTGGTGGTAGTGATGTCTATATTTACTTTAAACCAGACCAAGCATATCCCATGCACATTATGGGAAAGTTCGGATTAACCAATGTAGTACTTAATACAGACATGTCGTTAACGTATGATACGTTTTACTTAGAGTATTTACGTTACGCATTGGCAGAGATGATATGCTCTGAGTATGGGGCAACCTTCCCAGATGAATCAAAAGCTAAGCTTAAAGAGTATGAAAAAAAGATAATGGACGTAAGCCCTGCTGATCTTTCTATACAGAAAAGGACGTACTTTGGCGGTAACTTCGGGCTTGATTGGAAGGGGGTTAATTTGTACAAAGGATACACACCTTAGGTCAATAAAAGAACAATATTACAATGGACTATTAAATGCCAGCACCTAACATACAACAACAACACCAGCAAATACCCCTAAAGATAGTAGGTGGAAACAATTTTGGGCGTTATCCTAAGATATCTGTAGAGCAAACGTTCAATATGATTGTAAGTGATGATGCGCTAGTTCCTTATGCTGGATATAAATCTGTGTTGACACAATCGCCCATACAAAAAGGTCGTGGACTTTATGCTAGTTCTCGAGGAAACCTTATGGTAGCAGTTTGGGAATCAAGCGTTTACAGAATAGATGAGGCAGCCGGTGTGTTTACAGCTACTTTGATAGGTCTCCTTCAGACAAGCCAAGGGGATGTATATATGGCAGAAAACAATAATGCGCAAATAGCCATTACAGACGGAGTTAATATATATGGATATCAATGGAATAATCCACCTGCGTTACTTAGTTCTAATGGCGGTGGCATAACAATCCCTGCCCTTCTTGTAAATCCTGGATATATATCCTTTCAGAATGGTCGATTTGTTGTTGTTAACACCTCCTCAAAACAATGGTATTTGTCTGCTGCAAATAATGTTACTAGCTTCCCAGATACAGCACCTTTTACAGGTTCACTTGAAAGCAAGCCAGATACAGCGCAAGCAGCGCTACCAACGCCAGGCGGTGGCAATACACTGGTTCTTTTTGGCCATACTGTAATGGAGCAGTGGCAGGATATTGGTGCTGCATTGTTTCCTTATAAACGCAGCTCTACAACTAGTGTGGATTTTGGAACGATTAATGCATCCAGTATTGCAGCCTTAGATAACTATATAGTGTGGCTTGCTGCAAACGAATCCTCAGGTGTTTCTCTGATGGTTTACTCAGGAAGTAATTCACAGCGTATATCCTCAGATGGGTTGGATTTTAAATTAGCCACGTTATCTAACCCAGAGAATTGCTCTGCTTTTTTGTTCAGGCAGGATGGCCATATTATTTATCAATTTACGTTTATAGATGATAACCTAAGTTACATTTATGACATAACTACCAAACAGTTTTTCAGCGTAACCGATGAAAACATGAATTATCACCCAGCGAAGAATGTTGTATTTTTCCAAAATAAGTATTATTTTGTTTCAATTAATGGTGGCAACCTGTATGAGTTTAGCAGCGCTATTACAGATATAGAATATTCAGATGGTGTAAAACATGTTATCCCTCAGATTCGAATCACACCACCTATTAGATTGCCTGACCAAAGCATGTTTATCATAAAAAGCCTTGGTTTTACCGTAGAAAATGGACAGCAAGCAGAACCTATTACACCACCAGATACGTCTGCTGCAATTGATCTTTCTATATCCAGAAACGGGGGCGAGTCCTTTGGAACAACGGTAAGAGTGGATATGAACCCAAAAGGCAAATACATAAGTCGGCTTATATATCAGCGTTTAGGGCAAGCAAATGACGCTACTTTTCAGATACGGTTTATAGGGTATCAGCGGTTTGTGGCCTTTGATGGCATAGTGGAGATATACCAATGACGGACAAAGTAGTGAGAGTGCCTAACCTTCCCTCAGGCAAGATTGTAGATGAAAACTTTAATGCAACAGACGATGAGCTGACCTTCAGGCAAGTGTTAATTACATCTTTACAAGATAATTTTGGTGATGAGGGAGTTGTTATACCATCTCAACCTACCACAGCTATTGCAACTATACAGGCCAACCAAAACCAATCCGCACCACCGCAATATACCTGCCAAGCAGGTACTTTTATTTATGATTCAACTACAGATGAAGTAAAAGTGGCTATTCTTGTAGCAGGTGTACCGACATTTAAAGTGGTTCAAGTTGTATAATATTATAAGGATATAAAAATGATTGATCCAATCACAGGAATGGCAGTAGCTGGGGCAGTAGGACAAATTGGCAAAGGTCTTAGTGGGTTGTTTGGGAAAAAGAAAAACAAAAACAACCCAGCGGACGCGTCAAAACCTTACTTAGATCAAGTACCAGGAGCAACAAAACCTTATTATCAACCCTACATAGATGAAGGTAGAAACGCATCTGGCAATGTTAACCGTGAATACGGGCGTATGACCGATAATCCACAGGACGTATACGATCAGATGGGTAAAGGCTACAAAGAGTCTCCAGGATATCAAACACGCTTGCAAGCAGGGTTACAGGCAGCACAGAACGCCTCTGCTGCTGGCGGTATGCTAGGTACTCCACAATATCAACAGCAATCTGCACAAATAGCTAATGATATGAGTTCAAAAGACTATGAAGACTACATGAATCATATGATGGATATTTATGGTCAAGGCGTTCAAGGGCAGCAAGGAACGGCTAACCAAGGTTATGACGCGTCCAAAGGCTATGCAGATATACTAGGAAATAACCTTAATGATCAGGCCACAAATGCTTATGAAGGCCAAAAAAATACCAACGAATATAACAATCAGAGAAAAAACCAAGGCTGGGGAGATATGTTTAGCGGACTAGGTGGGTTAAGTGGTTTGTTTGGTGGTAGCCAAGGTGGTGGCGGTGACTTTGGTAAAAGCGCAGGAAAATCTATGCAAGGCATTAACTGGGGAAGCTTTTTTGGAGGTGGCAGATAATGGCAATACATCCTTTTAACCCATCCCCTGTAAGACCTGAACAAACAGGATATTCAGGCGGTGTAGACCTAATGGGTTCTTTTATGCGCGGTCTAAAGCAAAGTTACATACCACGCAACCAATCCGAAGACCTGCTAGCCAAGATGCTAAAAAACAAAATTACTGGGGTAGAAGCAAAGTATGCAGAACCTAAGACCATGGCAGATTTATTAGCCAAGCAGTATGAAAATGAGTATGCAGGTAAATCCATGCAGGACAGGCTTAGTGCCTTGTCTTTAGGCAATGAAAGCACCGGGTTAAGCAACCAATACAATAGAGAGTCTATGCCAGATCGTGTATTGGGCAATCAATTGGTAAACCAAGGTCGTAATCTTGAGAACGAATATGCAGGAATTAAAAACAAATACGCAGAAAGGAATCAAGAAGAGGACTTGGGCGCAAAGGTAAAAGAAAATGAAGCAGCAGGATATAGAAATCTATACATGCCCTATCAATTGTCGCAAGGACTAAAAAAATCACAATTAGATAATCAGATATTAGGTATTAATGCTGATTATGCTGAAGCAAATAAAACGGTAGATCTAAAAGCAAAGAAATTAGCAAATGAATATCAAAAAGCAAAGAATGTCATTGAAAACTCAAATGCATCCGTTGCGGGCAAATTAGCTAAAATTCAGGTTTTAAATGCAAACTTAGAGACAGCAAAGTCAGAACTTGATAGGCAGAAAAAAGAAATAGACGTAAAACACCAAGACTCGTTAAAAAGATCTGAGCTTAAAACAGCGCAATTAAGCCAAGATAAGGCAACTATGGAAAACGCGCAGTATCCAGAAATGCTTCAAGCAGGCTTAACCGCATCCACTCTTGCAAATCAAAAGACAGGACTTGATATACAAAAGGCACAAACACTGCAATCACTTTCTGATAAAGATCCTAATATGGTGGTAGGTGGAGATTATGCGCAGCTTGGTGCAGCTACAAACCGCATTAATGCATTACAAAACGGAGAAATTCAAGAGCCAACAGGCGCTGTACAAGTAGGAGAAGAACAGCCAGCCACTCCAGCAGAAATAAAAAAAATAAACCCAAAAGATATTACTGCAAACAAAAAACAATATGCCATAGACATGCTGAAATCTTTTTCAAGTAATAAAGCACAAGGGAAAAAGAGTGGAACAGGAGCTTCTACTACCCCTTTAGGAAAAGCTGAAGAGGAAGCAGCTACAGCACTAAGGATATATGGGCCAAAACACTCCAGGACTATAAGAGCTGAAAATTATAGGGATGGATTAGCAAGGGGTAAGCCGTCTGCAACTACCACCGATTTAGAAAAAAAAGAAGAGTATGCTAGAAGAATGGAGGCGACAAAGGGTTATAATTCCACTGAGGCAATAAATGCAAGAGCTGCTATAGTGCTAGCAGTTACTCCAAAATCAACGGCAGGATCTGGCGCACAAACACCTTTCTTAAAATTAATTCATGACCGTGATAAGCTTAAAAATGACCCTCTATATGGTCCAAATTCAAACGAATACAAAGTTGCACAGGGGAAAGTAGAGGATGAGATGAAGAGCAAAGACTATGTACCCAATACAACTACTGTAAAAACTAAAATGCAAAATATTATTAATGGCGTTCCAATAATGATAAGGGGTATAGATAAGTTAATTGGAATAGGCTATGGCGTTACCACATTAAGCCCAGCTATTATAGCAAAACAGAATGCACAGGTTACATCAATGGCAGATACCTACGCAGCTACACATGGTTGGCCAAATACTTTAGGGGCGATAACTAAGGTTGAAAAAATATTAGCTAAAGGTGTAGGTGAAACAACTAAGCAGTATCATGAAAGGCTTCGTAGTGAACAAAAAGAAATGCTATTGCACAGTAAAGACTCGCAGGACATATTAAGGTATGGCACAAATATTTCTGGAAAAGAAGAAAAAGCTGCATTTAATCCTGAAGACTACGACATACCAGAGGACACAGTACCTATGTTTAAGGAAGGAAAAGTTTACTTTATTCCAAAAGGAAAGACAGAAGAATTTAAGGCGAAAAAGGGGTTAACATATGGATGATTTAGACCAATACAGTTCTGATAATTTTAAGGTCAAGAAATCCAAGGCTGATTTATATGATTTAGACCAATACAGTGCTGATAATTTTAATGTGAAAAAATCCAAAAAGAAAAAACCTAAAGGCAGTTCAGGTGAACCTAAAGGCTTTAAGGGTGTAGGGCAGGACATAATGGACACCTTTAAAGAACTTCCTTCCTCAATACTAGAGGGCGCTAATAAATTTATATTTGAGGAGCTTCCAGCAGCAGGAGCGCAAATAGTTACAGATCCAAAGCGAGCCTTCAAGAACATAGGCGCTGAAATACCCGAATTACTGCAGGGGGTCTTAAATACACCAAGAAATGTAGCTGATTACGCGGCTAAAAAAGGGTTTATATCCAAAGAACACGCTGGATGGATTCCTAAAAGCGAAACAAATATAAGAAAAGATTTATTTGGCATAGAAGGGCATGAGGCAGGCGATGAAGCCCTTAGAGCTTTAGGTAACCCATTAAATATAATACCTGAATTAGGGGCTGCGTCACATATAGCACGTGCTTTAAAGCGAGCTGCTGGAGGGTCTACTACAGCCCTACTAAAAAACGAGAATCCTGTGGCTGGAGGGGCAGGTCAAGCTATTTTAGGTGGCGCAACAGACTACGCTCCAAAACTATACAGGAATCTTAGAGATACAGCAGGAGTAGGAATAAAGAATTCCATATTGAACAAAGCCCGTAAGTCTGAATATGAGATGACCCCAGAACAAGCAAAAGAAGGGATAGACCTTAATTACAGAACACCAGAAGGAGAGGTTTTAAACGGTGATTTTGGTACGCTTGTAGGAAATAAATTCCTAGCAAGTCTTTACAAAGTAACAAGTCATATACCTGGAGCAAAAGGGTATCCACAAAGAAGGCTTTTCGAGTCGCAAATAAAAGAAAACGAGAAAAACATTGCGCAATTAGAGCATAAAAAGACGCATGAAGGACTTACAGAAGAAGAAGCAAAACAAAAAGAATACCTTGATTCTTCTCAAAAGCATCTACAAGGAGCATCTGATATGCACCATTCAGAATTAACTCCTATTTCCCAAGAAATCAAAAAAAAGGAAAGCGCACTTGCGTCACATCAAGACGAATACGGTAATGCACCAGATACCATCAAGAATTTAAGGCACCCAACTATAGAGCATGGAGAGCATTTTGAAACGGAATCAAGGAAAGTTATAAAGGCAAACAAAGAAGAAGCTAAGAAACTATACAGCGATTTTAATGCCACGCAAGAAGAGATAAACCTAAATGATATAAATAAAAAACCCGAAGAATCAAAATTTCATGCTGCATATGAAAAACATGCTGGTGAAATAGATAAAATAGACAGCTTATTTGGCGACAAAAGCGAGGCAGGATCAAAGCTTGTAAAAGAAGTTAAAAAGCTGCATGAATTTTTTGGTCCAAAAGAAGCGCCTCCTCAAGGTGGAATTCCACAGACAGAAGTTATTACACCCAAACAAATAAACGACCATCTACGCAATATACAAAACGATGCTGCCTATCTAACAAGAGAAGGCAAGAATACAGAAGCTGCTGCGCTCTGGGATCTAGCGTCCTCATTAAAGGATGACTTGCATAAAATGCTTGAAAAGGGCGGACACACAAAAGAAGCTGCCTCACTAAAAGCAGGAAATGAGTTCTTTATGAAAAATATTGTTCCTTGGAGCAAGAACAAAGAAACACGCAAAATAATAAGAGATAAAACATACAAGCCAAATGTTGCTGTATTTGCAAAAGCAATACATGACCCTAACTTAAAAGCCGTATATGATTCGATGCCCAGTACAGTAAAAAATGCGGCTGCTTATGAAATGCTAGTAAGAGATGCACAGAAAACTGGGATGGAGGGCCATTATCTTTCTTCTAAAGACGTTATATCAAGGTATACAAAAGGCTTGTCTAAAGTAGCAAAGGAATCCATAGCTAAAAATGAGCCAGAAATCCATTCATACCTTCAAAAGCTTCCTGAGTTAAGCAGAGCTATTTCAGACCATGAAATACAGATAAAGCAATTAAAGAAAGAAGAAGATTCATTAAAAAAACGTATTGAAAATAAAGTAGCACATGGGGAAAAATTAGGTTTTGATGCTAACAAAGCGCTTGATGCTATAAAAAACAAAAGAAATGCAGCGGACAAAGCGCTTGAAAGGCATCTCAAAGAAAATTTTCATGGCAAATCAAAAGTAAGTACTAAAATAACCAAGTTTTCTAATGTCAGGCATATAGGTTACGGTGGGTTGGCAGCAAGCGGTATAGGCGCAATGGGGAAATTCCTTTCAGGGCATGGTTTCGGAGCAGGGTTAGCCTATACGGGTATAGCAAAAAGCGCTAAGGAATTTAACAAAATGATGACAGATCCTGCCATGGTTAAACATTTCCTAGAAGGTACAAAATTCAAAAAACCAGAATATGCACCCAAAGAACCTACCTATAAAGGCAAGCTATTCAAGGCATTGTCTATTCTTGGAACAAAGCAACCACTAGACATAGATATGACAGGCGGACACAGATAACGGTATACTTTTTAAACATATAAGAGTAAAATATTTTAATTGCGCAAATAAAAGGATTTTTTAATGGCAACGCCAGATCCGCTATATTTCATGTGTCCATCCCTTCAGGATTACTTTGTAGACAAAGACAATGGCGCTCCATTAAGCGCTGGTATTGTTACCTTCTACAGAGACGAAAGCCGTTTAGTAAAAAAGAGCGTGTACCAGCAAGAGCGCGTTCCGCCTGTAACGGGGGCTTATAAGTTTACCGCATTACCTAATCCTATGGTATTGAGCAGTGTAGGCACTTTTGTTGATACCAATGGCGCGGATATCATTCCTTATTTCTACCCTTGGGTTAATGCTCCTACAGACCCTGCTAGTGATCCAGGCGCTCAGGATCTTTACTACATAACCGTTGAAAGCTCAGGAAACATAAATCAGTTTAACCGTGAGGCATGGCCTCCGGGCGCTTCGGATAACCCAAGTACAACAGATAATTTTTCAGATACAGACAATATATTGTCAAATCCACAGTTTGTAGAGGTTAATTTTACAGGGTCTACTTCTATATCTGTTTCAGGTATTGGAACATATACAGAGATTGCACCAGATTGGACGATTGAAACATCTGGATCGGGTACTGTAGTAGTTGATCAAATTGCTATAACGAATGATCCAGTGCCAAGCAATCCACCTTATGTACTGGATATAACTGTTCCAAATCTATCAGCGCCATTACTTTTAAGACAGCGCCTTTATAATAGCCCTAGACTTTTAACACGGAATTTCATGTCAGGTTATTTTGTTGTTCAATCACAAGATGGATTGCAACATAATATTTCTTTAAATTATCGCCCTTACGGCTTAGGCCCAACCGTAATTTGCCAACAAAATATACCGTCATCGGGGTATGTTTCGGTAGCCGGGACTATTCAAGCAACTAATTTCTCTCTGGTAGCTGCTTCAACTGCGTGGATGGATATACTTATTTCCATCCCTATAAACTCGCACATAAGAATTTCTAGTGCGCAAGTGGTAGGGGTTGAGAATATCACCTCTTCTACACCGTTCATACAGCAATCAACAGCAAGGCAGCAAGATCACTTATACCATTATTGGGAACCTCGACTAAAATTAATGCGTATCCCATCGCATTTAACAGCCTGGGATTTTCTTTTGAACCCCCAGCAGTGGGGCGGTATTATAGGACCTATAGCTGTAGGCGGACCGAACACTGCATTTTACGCGTGGGATCAGACAATAATCCATCAGACAGTAGATGCAAGCGTGGCTGTTTCATTGAATACTGGTGGCGAACTAACATTAACACCCAATCAACCTACCCAGATAGGCATTCTCCAGTATTTAACTGGATACAAATGTAAAGATATACTCAGGAATGCGCTATACGATGGTTTAAGTACAGCAATAAAGATTTCTTCAAACCTAAATATCAATGTAAATGTTTCACTATGGTATACAAAAAACGTCAACCTTCCTGTGCTGGCAAGTGGTGGGTCAAATTTAGTTGCAAAAGGATCGTCTTTTGTTTCAACTATGCTGGCAAATGGGCACCCTGGAACCGTAGTAGCTGGATGGATAGAAATACCCTTTGTTGTGCCACACAATCAAACTAAATTGGTAAGTAGTGACCTTATACAAAGACAAATTGACTACATATTTTGGAAGTACCCAACCCTAACGTTAACAGAAATATCATTGTCTACTTATTTTGCAATATTTGTTGGAACAAGCCAGCTACTAAATGGTACTGTTATTTATGTAGATGCTATATCACTTGTACCAGGCGAAATACCGACATTGCCAGCTCCACAATCACAAGATCAAGTTTTAAGAGAATCCCAATATTATTGGGAAACAAGCTATGCGAGTAAAACAGGATATGGTGTTATTAACCAACCAAACCCTGTTGTTCTTGATCAAGACAGTAGTTTTGGTGCGCCATACCCAGTAACCTATGGCTATCTTACCCCATCTTACGGGGCTGTACCATATCAACAGGTTAAGGTAAAACCGCCTATTGTAAAGACGTATTCAAATTTTACGGGTGTATACAATGATGTTACTGCGGTACTAGATTCATATAATACTATCGGGGGCCACACTTTCAGTGCTTTAGACGTCATTCTTTTAGACTATTATTATATTTACTATAATAGCATACGCGGTTTTAATATCGCTCCTATAGGTGCAGCCCCATTCCCATATGTATTCCCAGTTGACGTTACAGCAGCAAATACTATTCTTCGAACAAATGCTGCACTTATTTTCCACTATTACTCAGATGCAAGACTAGGAGTAGTTTAACATGAGTTTATCCGATACATTTTTTACTATGACAAGAGACATTAGCGGAACTAATGGCTTTGGCCTTCCTTTTACCATTAATGCTAAAAGCGCTGTTTTAGCTGCAACAGTCGAGCAGCATTTCACGGTACCTAGCTCAAGCACCAACTGGATAGCCGTTTTTGGCTATACACCAGGCTCTGAAATATGGGTGGATGGAATAACCACGGCTGTAGCCCCTACTGGTGCTTTTGCAGCTACTACCGCAGAGTTAAACCCCTCTGCACGTGCTGTAAGTGCTGGGGATGTTCTAAGCTTTATCACTAGCGACACAGACAGCCCTGTAGTTAGTGTTCTTTTTTATGCTATTTCATAATGAGTATATTTTCAACAGCATTAGGGATGAACCCCAGAAACAACCCGTTAGTTGACTCGCCTTTTATAGCGCAAAATCAAGTTGGATTTCCTTATCCGCCCATAGGTTCTGATTTTATGATTACAGAAGATGATATAGACATGTTAACGGAAGATGGATTTTTAATGATTACGGAGTAATCCAATGGCAACAACAAAAAAATGGTCCGCATTCCCCAGTGTAACGGCCACAACGGCAGGTGATGCATTGGTGGGATTGCAGGCAGCAGTTAATAAACGCTTCCTTGTATCAACCGCACCTAACGCCTCGGGTGTGGCCTTATGGGATGCTAATTCCAACCTATCTGCAAGCAACGTACTTGAAGGGTATGCCACTACTGCAACCGCAGCAGGAACAACTGTTTTAACAGTAGCATCCAAGCACCAGCAATATTTTACGGGCGTAACTACCCAAACGGTTACACTTCCTGTGGCTGCCACGCTTGTTTTGGGGCAGTCATTTTACATTGTTAACAACTCCACAGGTATTGTTACGGTGCAATCATCAGGGGCAAATACAGTTCAGTCTATGTCACCAGGCACGTCTTTGTTGATTACTTGTATATTGGCTAGTGGTACAGGCACTGCAAGTTGGAACGCTGCCTATAGCAGCCTATCAAGTGCTGCACCAAATCCTGGCATAACCGTAACGGGAACATCATTAAATCCATTTCTTTTTACTTTCTCCAGAACTTCAGCATGGCAAAATGGCGCGCTTGTACCCTATCTTTTAACAACAAATCTTATATCTACTACCACGGACAGTGGTATAACCGCATTAGATCTAGGTAGCACTGCTAACCTAGGCGGTCTCTCTTGGACGCAAACATGGGCTGGGCTAACTACTTTTACAGCAACAAACCTTGTGTCTATTGAACTTAGCTGGAATCCCGTGTTTGCCACACTAACTTCTATTTCTTTTCCTGCGTTAGTATATTGTGGAGCAGGAATAGGAGGAACATGCGCGTTGTTAACGTCTTGGAGTTCGCCCGTTTTAGTTTCTCTAGGAGGAAGCCTTAGCGCTACTTATGCAGTTATAACAAGTTTAAGTTATCCTGCCTTAACCACTGTAGGTGGTAACTTCTCGCTTACGTGCGCATTACTAACAAGTATAACATTAACTAACCTATCTAAAATTGGTGGTACTGTTGCCGCATCTTTCGCAGCTTTAACAACCTTAAGTTTTCCAGCGCTCCTTTCCGTTGGCTCTACCTTTACATTAACGGCTGCAAATTTAGTTACCTTTTCATTTAATGCAGGACTTTTGTCTATAGGTGGAAACGTAACTATGACTGGAATGAAGTTAGATGTGGGGTCTGTTGATGGCATTTTAGTTTCTTTAGCGGCTTTAGATGGAACGGGTGGCACAACGGCATGGAGTACTAAAACAGTTAACGTATCTGGTGGAACATCAGCAACCCCAGGCGCTGCTGGTCTTGCAGCAAAAGCAACACTGTTAGCACGTGGTTGCACTGTAACAACTAATTAATTTAACTTTCTATAAGGACATAAAAATGAGTATAGTATCCATGAACTTCGGTTTTGCAGGCCAAGTTGGCGTAACCCCTAGGCGTGTACAAATGGTAGTAACCGATAGTGCCGCCACTTTAACCACCGCAAATTATCTTAACCAAAACGGCATTCTACCCAATACCGTATATAAAACAGACATTTTCGACATTATCTACAGCTATAACACCGCAACGCAAGCAGGAACTTACGCTCAGTTTTTGCCATCCATAGCAGCATCTACAGGCATTATTACTCTTTCTTTAGATGTTAGTGAGGGCAACGTTGTATTGCCTGTTATCGCTGATCATATGGCAGCCTTTAGCGGTACTACAGGACTTATAAAAAGTGACGCCTCTACTATAATTAACTCTGGTAATGTGCAAGCTGGTTTATCTGGTACAGCAGGGTATTTAGCCTCTTTTCCATCTACGGCTGCAAAAGGTAGTTTAAGGGTAACGGGCGTTGCCAATACTGGCGATACACTTGTAACCATATCCAACGCTTTACACAGCCAAGCATCTGTATACAGTATTCCTGATAGTGGTTCAGCTACCGCAACGTTTGCAGTATGCGCTGCTGCTTTAGTAAATGGAAATGCTGTTAAAGCTTCGGGTACTGCTGGTAAATTGGTAGATGCTGGTTACGCTCTCACTAACAGTGGCACAACTGTTATCAATGCAGGTGATATACAAGCTGGTTTATCAGGTACTGCTGGAAAATTTGCAAGCTTCCCAACCACTGCTGCAAAAGGTAGTTTACTTCTTAAGGCGGTTGACAATACTGGCGATACCCTCACCACTATTTCTAATGCTGCTATGGGGCAGGCCTCTGTAATCAGTATCCCAGATCCAGCAGCAGCTACTGCTAATTTTGCTTTAGCACCTTCAGCCCTAGTTAGCGGTAATGCCGTTAAAGCATCTGGAACAGCAGGTTTGCTAGTGGATGCTGCCTATGCACTTAAAGCCAACACTACAGCAGCTTATGCTGGTGGTGGAACATCCAACGCGTTTGTAGCAACAGGGCTTACAGCAACATCTATAGTAACAGCCGTTATCCTTGCATCTACTAATGACGTTTCTATAGCAAAAGCCGTTCCAACCGCAGATACACTTACCGTTACATTTAGTGCTGATCCAGGCGCGGCAACCACTGTAAGTTGGATAGCTATTAGCGCTGCCGTATAGTATGATTGAATAGTAAACTATCCTATAAGCCTTGTGTCTACTCCATTGGATGCAAGGCCTTAAAGCAAGGAGGCTATATTGCTTAAGCTTATTTGTTTTTTTATTTTATCTTTCTTTTCAGTCTACGTTATCACTATATCCAATAAAATAAATAAATATGCCATACAGCTAAAAAATCCAATAGGGATCATTCCTTTTGATGGAATAGAATATATTCTCGATAAGCCTCTTTGCATTCAAGTAAACAATAGAGAAATAACCATTCCTCAAGGGTTCAAAACAGATCTTGCCTCTATACCACGCCTACTATGGCCTCTATTTTCGCCCAATGAATCAGATACGGTCTACCCTGCTATCTTACATGATTATCTTTATACTTGCGGTGGTTGGGTTAGAAGAAAATACGCGGACGATGTTTTGTATGCGTTTTTGTTAGAGCGTGGATATCCAAAATACAAAGCGTTTCCTTTTTATTTGGTTGCAAGAATTTTCGGTTCAACGCATTTTCAGAAAAGGAACGATAAATGCGAGTTTACTTATATAAGGAAATAGTCATGG